GGATTATACAACCTACCATCAGGAGAGGCACCAAACCCGGGCAAATCCTCATTAGTCTCAAAGAAGGCTTCTTCATATGTGAAGTTCTTGCCCTCTTTGCCCATGAAAGAGTTAAGCACTTTGGCTTCCATCTTGTTGCCACGGGTGGTGTATGCATTAGAAATATCTGGTGAAATACCAAGCCTCTCTGAAGCCAAGGTAGCTGCCATACGTTCGGCACCTCTACCTTTCCATAGCTCGGGAGCCTTAGAGCCAGTAACTTTGCCTACTCGTTGGGCTTTCCACTCCGCAGACCCCTGCTCAGGGGAATGTGAACCAGCTATCCTCTTCCTGTACCTGTCCAGTTCAGTGGCTTCAGGCATGTCTTCCACTTTTATGGCAACAGGTGCAGTGGGAGCTATGCTTCCTATCATGTCCGTGAGGTTTGATTCTGCCCTACCGTACATACTATCTCGATCACTTACAGACGTACCAGCATAATCTTCTATGCCACTTGTACTTAACATGACATCATTTACGTTCTGGTAAAAATCTGCCTGTTCTCCATCCACGTTATCCAGACCAAGTATTCTTGTTTTGTTGCCACGGTATTCATCACGAGTAGATAAGCCATCTGCTCTTAAGGTTTCTCTAACCTCTTTGACATCATCCAAGAACATGTCCCAATCTTGAAAGCCTGCAAGTGCTTGTTTCTGCAAAGTCTTCTGCAAACTTGGGCCAGCACTTACTAAGTCTTGTTGTTGTTGTCCAGTTACACTACTGCCTCTTGCCTTAAGAGCTTCAGTTGCAGCATCGTGAGTCATATAGTTATAAGGGGAAGTACCACCAGCTCCACCCATACGGAAGCCAACTGCTTGGTTTACGGTAAGACCTTCAGTACTCAGCTCGCTAGGTAGCGGCAAGGCCATATCACTCTTCCAGCTTGATTGTCCATCCAACAGGTGGCTTACCAGTTCGCCAGTAAGTTGCTCTCTACGTTGAGCGTATAGTGGGCCAGCCTTTGCTGCTTTGGTAAAGTACATGTCAGCATATTCTCCAACACGGGAGTATGCATCTTGTAACTTTTCACGGTAAGCTTCTTCGCTTTCACCAGTAACATTCTGACTAAGCAGTCTACCTCCTGGGCCAATGTCCATGTACTCGCCAGCTTTCTTTTGCATAGATAAAGCTGTACGAGCACTCTCAGTACCAGCCCCAGGTAGTGCACTTCCTGACATGTGTCTGGTGTATGCACCAGTTGTTGGACTGACTTGGTAGACTTCTCCAGCAGCAGCACCTTCAGGAATACTAAATCTTCTAGCAAATTGAGAAGGACTTTCACCTGTTACTTCCTGCATCTCTTCCCGAGCAGCCATACCAGAGATGCCATTATCTATTTGGCCATTTAGGTTTGCTAACATAGAAGCTTGAACAGAGTAGTCCATAGATTTGAATCTGGCTTCTTGTATATCGGCACCTGTGGCCATACCAAGTTCATGATCTAGTGAGACAGTTCCATCTAAGTTAGCTGTAGCTTCTTGTTGGAAGCCATTATTATCATAAGCAGTCCCGCCACTGGCCATAGACATAGTACTGCCTGCGCCTACTGCTTCTGGGACTGCTCCTATATTGTTTATTAGTTTGTTTAACGCCTCTCCAACCTGTCTTCTCTTTGCAGGTTGGAGGTTCATGCTTAGGGCAGCGCGTAAGGTGTCAATAGTCTTCTGTTGTGCAGGCGTAGCACCTGTAATGTCATCACTCACCGTAAGCCTCCTAAGCATCCTCAGAACCTAAGTAGGCTGAGTTGGTTTCATGTGTTGGTTAATTTCAATGATCTGGTGCATCATTTCTAGATCATAGATTGTGTACGTACCATCCTTAAGCTCTTTTAGGGAACATAAGGGAGGGTTTACTAACAAGGGTCTGACGAGATACCCATTAAGCTCTGGGTATACATCATTGTAATCAATGGGCAGGGTAGTTGGCCCATCACCAGACACTAACTGTCTTGGGAGTTGGCCTTTGCTAAACCTGATTCGAAAAAACTTGCGTACTGCGAATGTATAACATGTGCAAATAATTCTGCTACAGCGGATAAATCACCAGAGAACATTTTGTTAATTGTCTCAGGCAAAATCTTTTCCCCATCCATACGCACTGTGCATAAGAAGTGTTTAATTAGTCCAGCAGACTGCTTGGGATCTTCTGCACCCATAACTGCAACTATCACAGCAGGGATATTTAATGAGGAAATGTTGATAATGTTTTCTGTTCCTAACTGCTTTCCAGCTAAGGATAAGTTTTCCAGGGCCACATCTACAGGCCAAGCTGGGATAAAGATAGCTCTACCATCTTTAAGTGTTGCTTTATAGTCAGACATACTAGGTTCTCTTTAAAGTTAAAAGCCTTACCAAGTAAGGTAAGGCTTTATTTTATTTATACACCAAAGTTTGCGGCATCGTTGCCATCACCACGTTTAAATACTACACGCTCAAAGGTAATTACCCAAGTAAGTGTGTTCATGGTTTGTCCACGAGACATAGCAGGCATTGCTAAGATCACACCATTAGACATGGAAGACTCGTCGTTGCCCATATTATCCCGCAGTGTTCCCTGGATAGGGTAGATCAAAGCACCATTATCATCTGCTTGGGCTTGGAAGTAGTTGGCATAATCTTGTAGGATCTTATTCTCAGGTGCGTTCATAAGCACTGGAAATGTTAAGTCACCCGCACGAATACGTTGCATGGATACTACCATGTTACCATATGCGCCGAACTGAGTAGATGCAATTGGTGCTCTACGCGTAATGTTGATTAGGTTTTCGCCAGTGGCAAAGCCTTTTACATCAACTGTCTGGTAGGTGCCTGTTGCATCTGGAACTTCCAGAATAAGGTCTACGTTTGCAAAACTGTACTGATACATATTGTACCCTCAATAGTGACTCCCCATTTTATGAGGAGCCTGTTTATTACTCTGCGAAGTTACCTGAAACAAGTACTTCATGTAGTGCACCAGCACCAACCATGTTAAAGGTGATACCTTGTAGGATACGGTTACCCTTGTCACCTGATGGAATATCACCAAGAGCAGGAGCTATAATCTCATAACCTTCAGGTAAGTACCTGCCATCTGGCAAGAAGCCTGGGCCACACAAACCATTACGTACCGCAGCTTGTAAGCTACGATCAAGTACAGCAACAACTGTGTTAATACCAGCTTGAGTAAACGGTACTTTGGTAGTAGTTTGGTATAGCAAGTTAAACAAGTCAACTTCACAGCGGTTTTCCAACCACAACAAACCATGAGTAGTGTCTAACCAAGAGCCAGAAGCCATTCGTGAGTCTGTGTACGCATTAACAGTTTTACCAATTTGCACTACAGCAGAAACATAACGAGATTTCATGTTAGCATATTCAGCAGGAGTCAAATCTTCCGCAGTAATACCAGTCATTTGTTTCAAGTTAAGTGTAAGGGTTGTGCCAGTGCCTGAGAAGTTTACAGAGGCAGCACGACCAAACACTGAAGCAGAGCTGTATAGGGCAGGGTTCTTACTAAAGGTAGTCAACACGTAGCGGTTTGTAGATGCTTTAAGTTCATCTGCAACAGTGTTAGGGCCAGATACTGGGCCGATAACTGCTAGGTTGTTTGTAGTATTCATAAAGATGCGTTTACTTGCAGCAGCGAAAGTGCCGATAGCAACCATATTGTCATCTGCATTGTCTGCAATAAGAACGTCACGCATATCTTTGTGTAAGACTAAACCAACATAATCAATGCCAGCTACAGAAGCAGCAGCCAAGGATTCTGATACACCTTCAATAGCTAAACCATTGGATACTTTAGACTGGTGAGAAAGCAAGCCAGTTGCTTCAGCTACATCACCAAGTGCCGCAGTTAGTGTAGAACTTGCACCAGAGGTTGGGCTAGTTACTTCAAAGCCGTATGCACCATAGGTCACAACAGCAGGAGTAAGTGCAGTGCTTAAAGTGGTCGCAACATCAGCTAAGCTTAAATCACCGGATAAGTCGATAGAAGTTGAAGACACCAAAGTACCATCAACTGTTAGAGAGATAGATCCAGCTGTGATTAAGATTAGTTCTGCAAGCAAGTCATGACCGCCACCCACAAGCTTAGCAGATTGGGCAACATCATAATTCATGATAGCTACGAAATCAGTAGGCGAAGGAGTTTGAGAATAAAATGCAGTTGCACATTTGTACGTTTCAGAAGTAGCTGGCCAATCACCGGCAACTGAGGCTAAGCTTGTATAAGCTCGTGCGCGTTCAGCTGGAGAGATAGGGTTTGTCGCTACATCAGAAGATTTGGTAAGGAAACCGAGGATGCCAAAATTTCCACCTAGTACACCAACTGGTGATACCGCGATAGAGACATTAGCAAATTCTGTAATTTCAATTGCCATAATTATTCCTAATTAGAGTGTAATATTGTTTGTGTCAATGTTTAAAAGAAGTTCATCAAACTGAGGAGTAATAAACTTACCCTCAACTATAACTCTGCCAATGTTATTGACAGTCTCTTCAAACACACGAGTCGTATAAAATTCTACGGAGAAACCCTTACGGTACTCCCACTCTTTTTCTAGTTTACCATCTTCAGTAGACAGAGGTGTGCACTTTATAAACCCATAACCAAGGGATATCATAAGTGCTTTCATGTCTTCTGAAGTCCAACCATTCATTATTTTTGAACTAGGTATACCGGTTGTATCTACTACACCTATCCTAAACCTTAACTTAACTAAGCCAGAGGTTTGGAAGGTAGTGGTTTCATCTGTTTGTGTTAGAATTCTTTGTGAAGGTATGCCCTCTTGGTACTCTTCAAGAAGTCTTATGTGAGCGAACTCACCCGCAGGCTTAGTAGCATTGCGTTGTCTTGCTGGGTAGGAAAATTTTGGTATGCCAACCATAGAATCAACCATAGTTTGCAACACCAAAACGTCAGCTTGGTCAGGTGTCATGGTATCCACTCCTCAGACTTCTCAAGGAGAACAGAGTAGAATCCAAAGACAGACTCATCGGATCTTTGTAGGACATTAAAGAACTTACCTTTAAACCCTATTTTATCACCAAGACCTACTACGTACTTGTCGGTAATGTACAATGTTCGGAAGTCACTGTATCGAGCACCGCCATCTTCAGAGTGAAGGGCTTCACCTTCATCAAACTGGGAGAACTTGTTACCAGCCTGAATGACTCCATAGATTACACTTGCTTCCTTAGTGCCTTCGACCCACTGGTTATCGTCATCGTAGTCTCCTGCGCTGACACTATACCGTACCATCTTTGTCTGCATGCGAGCATTGAAAGCTCTTTGCATTTGCATAGCCATGTTTATACTCCTAGTAGTCCTATGAAGCACTTACGTCTGTAGGAAATATATCTCTTGCCATAAGAAGTAGAGTACAAGTCATCAGATTTTGGGTTAACATCTGACACAGCATTCTTTATAACTACATCATCTACTTCTTGATGTTTTATAGGTGCTAACGTGCCACTGTCCCCACTCTCTGTATTTGTCCCTACTACAAGCAAGTGGGCTGTGTAGTAAGCATGAGCTACATCGTAGTAGTCTAGCCACTTAGGACTAGACGACATAAGTAGTGCAGCATCATCAAGGAAGAGCTGTACACGAGCATCTAGTACATCGGCAAACTCTGGGAACCTCACTTTAAACTCAGCTGCACTAGCCATTATTAGCTAGCTCCTGTAGCTGGCTTAGTTGCTGGCTTAGCTGCTTTGGCTGGTTTGCTTAGCTTTGCTACAACTGCTTGAGCTTCTGCCAACTGTTCAGCATCTAGCTCTACTTGAGCTTCTTCTGATAACTTAGGAGCTTCTAACAACGTAAGGTTTCCAGAAGCTAGAAGTGGTTTTGCTGCGCCAGCAAACTTCTTCCATTCTAAATCTTCCAACTCAATGGTTGAGCCAGCAGGGATTAACAAGTATTCAGGCAACGAGCCGCCAATTACTACTTTGGTTGCATTCTTGTCTTTAGCAGTGTGACGTGCTAATAGTGATGTATTGAACTCTAGGTTTGATTTAATTTTCAAGATCATTCTCCATTTAGTGTGTTTAGTTTCACTTGGTCAGTTAGTAAGCCTAGTGAATCTTTTATTGCTTTAATGTCTTTGTTGATTGCTTTGTTGTGGTACTCTTGGCTTATCTCCATACGTATTAAGGTAGTGCTTGTCTTAGCTATGAGCTCAGCATTTTTGTCTAGGGCTATCCCCTTCTCTTGCATTGCTGCAATTGCTTTACTGCTTCCAACTATTTCAAGTGCTCCCCAACTTAGTATTGCCAACAGGCTACCTGCTACAACAGCGTCTATGGCAAACAACCTACTCAAAGAATTAACTATTTCTTTGTTTTGGGTTTTTGCAGTCATCGTACTTCTCCCACCAAAGGTT